CAATGTTTTTTTAGTTCATTATATGCTAGACGTCGCAATTCTTTTGGATCGTCGGTATCGTAACTAAAATCTTTTCTTGTGTACTGGTCTAGAGTACCTGTTGAGTGCGTGAATGTTGATGGATATAGCTGCATAGAGATAGGTGCAACAAGGTGAGCCCCTAATTGATAAAATTCACAAATTCCATCCTTGTTGTACTTTTTCCACTCGTCAAGACCACTTATTGTAACAACTTCTTCAACTTCCTCACCTTTATTATTTTTAACTCGTCTTTTTCCTGTTGGTTTGATTGAGTTAAAAATGCCAGTCTTATCAACTTTTCTAGTGATAGAATTGATATTTTTGCCATATTTTAACTGTATATCGTTTCTGATACGGCCTACGCCTTGATGGTTGTCATCGTTTTCATGATAGACATTGATAGCGAATTTCTTAATTGTACTGTCAGCGTTTAACTGTGTATCAAATTCAATCTCAGCATCAAAGCGTTTGGCTAGGCTTAATAGACGGGCCAGTTTGGTTTCTTGCCCCTCCCATTCCAGAGTACGCTTGTAATCTGAAATTTCATTGATGCCGATGGATAGGTGAGTATAGTTTAACAAGCCCATAGCCTCACAATATTCAGCAAAGCTCATAGCCTTTGTAGCCTTGTAAGGGTTGGTTATCTCATTGATAAGCTCAAGATTGAGGTTTTCGCAATAACATTTAATTGTCTGCTCATTTTCTTCAACCTGCATAACGTTGAAAATAAAGCTCTTGCCATGATATTTGAAAGATACCCACGCCCGTTCATTCAGATAAGAATAGGCTTTTTGGGTTGGAGTGTCTGACTTGATAGACTTTTTAAATACAGTGAATTCAAAAGTGGATGATCCTGTTTGTAAACCTCTAGTCCAGGTATCGTTGTAAAAGTTAAGTGTGCTTTGCTTGCTGTTATCGACAAAAGCAACCTTTTGCAAATTTGCATCATGAATTGTTAAGAGCATTATAGCCACCTTTCTTCAAATTCGATTGTCACTGTCGGTTTTTTCTTTATAAAACTTGAAAAATACATCTCAAGTTTAGAATTTCCAGGCGGTATAGATAGCCATTGTGAGCCATCGACAACCTCTCCAGCTTTAGCGATTCCGTCAATATAGACCGTATCATCTTCACTGTTAATTACAACATTTGAACCGATAGGATAGCGATTAGGAATGTCTCTTGATGCTTGCACAAAATCCTTACGATACATCAACTCATCGAGATAGAGATGAGGGATGATTGGCTTTCCGTGAAAAGCACCTATCGTCACATGGATCTTAGCTGATTTTTTGCCTTTGATTTCAGGGACAATAAAGTCATAGTGTGAGCCATTATAATAGACTTGAACTCTCTCATCGTTTCTCTGGAGTTCAAATTGACCTCTTGACAGTGCAAACGGATTTGTATTTTTGTCGCTAGAAGAGTCAAAAAGCAAAGTTTTTAAAAAGTTATATCCACCAGCGTTATCTGTCGCAAAGACATTAAATCCACAATATAGACCGTTATATCTCTTGTAAGTTTCAACCCCATACAAAAACTGACCTGCTGTATCAGATACAGCCACCTTGATAAAGCCACATTGAGCTATTGACTCAAGTTGATAGACTAATTTACAAAAAATGTAATCATTTAGAGAGCCTTTTTGACCTGTTGAGTCAGCTGGTATCTCCCATGAAAGCCCTGCGCCGTAATTCTCATTGTAAGTACCGCTGGTCTGCTCTCTTACTTTTATACGTTTCTTTCCATCTACTGTGGTCAGCTCTGATGTTCCAGTTATATTGTCCCATCTGCTATTGGTCACTGAGCTATGTTCCACTGCTCTAGCAAAGCCGTCAGCGATTTTGTCGCCTCTAAAATCCAGTAGTACCTCAGACCGCTTGACTGTCTCAGTATCAACCTCTCCACGGTTTCCCATCTCAAAAGCCGTATTATTATTGACAAGACCAATATATCCATTTTCAGCATTATGCTTAACTCGGATAATTGGGAAAGTCTCAACTGTACCATTGTTTACTAGATCAAAAACCATTTTATCGGTTGTGGTTTGTGCGTTTGCATCGCTATTGAAATTTTTATATACTGAGCCATGTGCTACACCGTCTGGAACAATAAATTTTATACTTCCTGTCGAACGCCTTCCATTTGATTCTTGCATAGATATATCGTCAATTACCATGGCCATATAATACTTGTCTGGCTCATCTGAAAAGGTCAACTCTTTAGGACGATCAACATTAAAAATACCCGCAAGTTTGTGCTTGAGGGTATTTCTGTCTTTGGACCATATGGAGAAGTCAACCTTGATATATTTTGCATCAATAGTTTGGTGCTGGATATTCACTCCGATTCTTGGTGCATGATCTATAGAAATAGAACGATTATTTCCAATATCTCGTTGAATATCATGGATTTCAATAAGATTTTGGAAATCGATTTTATTGAAACGCATTGTCACATTGCTCATTCAAGTACCCCTTTCATCCTTAATGTCATTCTTTCCCGTTCTTTCTGCTTTTTGGTTATGATATCTGTTACCACAGAGCTATCCATATAGGTATCTGTGTCTTTGTTTAGTATAGCAGTAAGGATTTTTTCTAAACTTGATTTCAGAATCCTCATCTCAGATACAACTTTATCTGTATCTTGTCCATTTTGGACACTTGTAGATTGAATAGTAATACTACGTTGAGCTTGTTCGATTTCTTTAAGAAATTTAGCATCGCTCGGGATTCCGATACCAGAAGCATATTTAGGAACACCCATCTCACGCATCAAACGTCTAGTCTTATCAGCTCGCAAGACCTTTGAACCTCTCGGAAGAGGAAGCAAGACGTCCCTGCCTTGAGGAATGAAGCTCTGACCGTTTGGCAGAGTGACCATTTCCTTGTAATTGCTATTTCTTTGGTCGTTGACGATAGCAAGGCCACCAGGGTGATAGTTGGTACCGTGAGCATGCTTACTCGCAAAGATATTCGTAAAGAAATTACCAGTAACACTATCAATCCAACTCCTAATGCCTGAAAGAACTCCAGACGCATTATCTCGTGCATTGATTGTAACCGTTTTGTCCTGAATGCTATTAACACCACTTTTTACCTCATTAACAGTACCAGAAGTGCTATTCTTAGCAAGGATATCCACTGGATTATATTGCTTAATAGCATTGATGGCACTGCTTGTTTCATTTCTAACCCCAAATGTTTGGTCAGTCGCAAACAGACCAATAGGCGTTTCTTGTTTAGGCGAATTTACACTTGCTTGAGCACTTCCAACAGCAGCACTCGTATTATCTACCGCATTTAACGATTTAGTCTCGACAGAGGCAAAATTCCAAGCTGTAATCTTGTCAATAGATAACCGACCATTGTTCAGAGCATTCGTAGGGTCTACCTTCAAGTCTTTTGTAAACGGTGTGGTCGCATTCCAGGTTGTCAGAGTATCAGTAGAACGAGCAACAGCGTTTCTGAAATCCTCATCTGTAGCCAGTAACTCTTTCTGTTTTGGTTTCAGAGCTTCATAATTAGACAGAGCTTTTGAAGCTTCATCAGCCTTACTCATGATATCCGTATTTTTCAAAAGAAGTTCCTTAACTTCAGCTGGCATGCTGTTCCATGTCTTAAGATGGTTTTCACTATCAAAGATAGCTTGTAGCCCAACTTGGTTCTTGACAATCACTTGCTTTTCTTCCAGAGTCATGTCTTTCCATTTACCGGATTCTACAAGAGCCTCTGCAATTGTAGCACGAGCGTTTGAATTGATTTCCGCAGTTTTAGCGATAAACTGCAATTGTTCCCAACCTTCAGCAGATTTTGCAGCCTCTCCGATGACTTCCTTAACGTTAGATTTAACTTGGAAATTTCCGTTCTTATCAATGTTGCCGACGAGCAATGACCAAGCATCGTTGGCTTCTTTCACCTCTTTACTCATTTCACTAGTGTAATTTGCAAGAATACTATGTGAATTACCTGCCTTTTGAGAAGCTTCTGCAGCTTTCTTCCCTATTTCTTCATATGACAGGCCATATTCTTCTAAGGCTTTTTTAGCTTCTTCCCAATAGTTCCAACTTTGACCAGTCCGCGCTTTTACCTTAACATCAAGTTCTTGCATAACTTGGTAATACTTACTGCCCAGAGCTTCCATTGTCTGGTTATGTTTAGATTCAAGTTCTTGAATTCTCTTATTATAAGTTTCTTGGTCAATCGCTTTTCCGTTAAGCAACTCTTTCAACTCACTTTTTGAAGTTTCATAAAGTTGTTTTTCTTCATCTAAAGCTTGTTTCAAAACATCTTTAGTATGTTTTAATTGAGTTTCATTAAGAGCACTGATTTTCCCATTTAAAGCCTGTAACGCTGCTGTTTGTTGTTCTTCAGACAAACTCATCAACTTTAATTTAGCTTTAATCATTTCATTTTGGTTATTTAAAATGATTTCTTTCTCTTCTTGTGAAAATTTGTTTGCGTCACCATTATGTCGTTGGTAAATCTCGTTGATCTGGTTCATCATAGCTTCAGCGTTTGATACTATTTGACCATTTTTTTCTTTTGCTCTAGCAATATCTTCATCACTCAGACCCCATTTAGCGCCAAGTTCCTCAATACGCTGATTAGTTTTATCAGCTCCTTCAGTAATTTCATCGTAAAGTTTTTTGAATGCCCCAGTAACTTTCTCAACATCTCCAGCTCGAGTTCCAAAGTTTGCGACGGCAGTGCTGGTTTCATCGACCGTTTTTTGGAAGTTTCGCAATTCTCCATGCTGAACATCATCTAAGGTGGAACCAAATTCCTCCGCTTTGATACGAGCCTTATCTTTCTCGTTAGCTAGATAGGCTAGACTACCAGCCAGCAGAACCGTACCTCCGACTAAAAGCCCAACAGGACTCGTCAATCCAGCTAAAGCTGTCTTGAGTAGCCCAGTTTTTCCAGCAGTCTCAGCTACCTGAGTTCCTAGCTTAGCTGCTTCCGTACCCACTTTTCCAAGACTCAATCCCTTGGAAAACAGATCCGCAACCTTACTACCGCCTTTAAAGAGATAACCTAATCCCGTTGATGCATTCCCCAACATATTCAGCAATGGGTAGCCCAAAGCTAAGAAACCACCAAAACCAAGTACTAACTTCTGTGTACTTTCGGGTGCCTTATCTAACCACTCAATAAACTCATTTGCCTTTTCAAGGAGAGGCGTGAGTAGAGGCAAGAGTTTCTGACCGATGTTGATTTGAAGCACTTCCAAGCTTGACTTAAATTGCTCTACTCCATTTTTAGATGATTTAGACAGCTCATCCGCCAATTTTTTAGTATACCCACGAGCATTTTCAGTTTCCTTGGTAAGTTTACGTAGCGCATCTCCTCCTTGATTGATAAGAGCATTCATCCCAGTTTGAGCTTCAACACCAAAGGCACGAGCAATAGCAGATGATTTCTCAGCATCTGTCCACCCTTTTGTTGATTCCTTGATGCGATCAATGATATCAGGGAGTTTCAAAGCGCCAGATTGGAACTCTTCCACAGTAAAACCAAGCTCTTTCATTGCTGCAGCATTGGATTTAGAAGGCTTGAGCAATTTAGAAAGCGCACCACGTAAAGCTGTACCAGCCTTTTCCCCAGCGATACCATTATCAGAAAGAAGACCGATAGCTGCAGACGTTTCCTCGATAGACATCCCCAAAGAGTGAGCTACAGGACCTATATACTCCATAGCTAGCCCCATATCTGAAAAGCCAGCCGATGTCTTATTGGCCACATAAGTCAAGCTATCCGTAACACGGTTCGTATCCTTAGCCTCTAGGCCAAACTGACGCAAGATGTTAGTCGAAGCATTCATTACCACGTTAAAATCATCCCCGGACGCCTTAGCTGCATCTAAGATAGCAGGCATAGCAGCAATAGTCTGATTAG